GTAAATTATTACTACTTTTCTTTATATTTGTCCGTGAAAATTCACGGGCTTTTTTGTTTTATTGAAAGTTCATTACCTTGTTTTATAATCTTTTTCACTTGCTTAATAGTTGGGTTCGTGTGGTTTCTAATAGTATGTTCGTGTAACAGATAACGACTTGTAACTTCTGATAGTGTCATGCGTTCCATGTATCTAAGTCTGATTAACTCTAGGTCATCATCACTCAATGAATCAAACACCTCTGTCATTGCTTTGAATATAAAGCGTTGTGGTGTGAGTTGGTCTGAGCTGTCTATCCTATCCGTCCATGACTTCATTGTACCTGTGAGATATAATCTGATATTAAACTCTAGCTCATTCATCATACAATCCTCCAAACAAAAAAGCACCCCCACAATTAGAGATACTTTCCTGCACTATTATACCATGCGCATTTCTGCGACTTGTGATAGTTCTATTATATCATGCTTTAGATATAATTTCCTTAGCTTTCTTCATGACCTTACCTGTCTTAGCTGTAATCTGATAAGCTGATAGTCCTGTGCGCTTTGTAGTCTCTGCGATACTTAATAACTCAACGTATCTCAAACATAGTAATGCTATGCTGTCAGTATCTACTGAATCAAATAGCTCATCAAGATTATCTAATAATTTAAGAAGCCTTGGTAAGTTGCCTGGTTCAGCTCCTATCTTTTCAATATAAGATTTTCTGCTTTGAGCGCTTAGGTATAGTGTTCCTCTAAGATACCACCTTACAACATCTTGAGGTCTCCCCCAATAATATCTAACCATCTATTTTATATCCTTTCATGCTATATTATAAATTCCTAGCGAAGTAGGAAAAGTACGGTGACACGGTAACAACACTCTACAAATAGCTTAACCGTGCGGTTAAAGTTGTTACCGCTATCGGTAACATGTTACCGAAGTACGGTATCACTTTCGCTTTTTCTGACATTAACAATAAATACCTAGCCAATAAAGACTAGGTTTTTTTATTATAATCTAATCACTTAATCCGTCAAGATAAGCTCTTACTTTTTCTTTATACTTTCGTGTACGCTCGTCTTCAAATTGTTTGATAGAACGAGTGACATTGATAGAAGTATCATCATAAGCAGGTTTACTTACGACACTTATTTCACTCAACGTTTGAAGTTGGTTGATTGTTCGGATAGGTTTACTTGCTCCTTGCTGCCATGAATCGCCACCGTCTGCCACGACAAAACCGAAGCTCATACCTTTAAGGTTTCCAGCCTTTATGTTGTTATAGACGTCATGCCCGACTGTTGTATCTGGCATATCCAAAACAAAATGCAAGCCGATTTTATCAATGCTTAACTTTAAAGTTCCTGCATCAACTCGCCCTAATACATTGGCGTAGTCATGATTATATAAAGCTAATACATCGCTTAGGTCAACATTATTGAGCGCCGATGAAGAAATATACTCAATAAAAGGTGCATTAGGCACGCTTGGCTTATTAAATACAATGGCATACCCTGCAATTTGTCCAATAAACCCTGCTTTTTTATTTGCGTCTCTGATTTCTAGTTTGCTATCAATTCCAAAATTAATTTCTGTTTTTTTAGTCATTTAATCCCCTAATCTAAATCAGTCAGGATTTTTTCAGATTTTAGAAATGCCATCAGTTCTTTTTCATATTGACCTGCCATTGCTCTAACAATTCCAAAGAAAAAGTTATTTTTGTGACTTCTGTTTTTTTGACCGATTAAATTATCTAATGCGCTTCTAGAAAAAACATTTGATTTTTCTAGTAAGTAATTTCCTGATTCCTGAAGGCGATAACGTTGGTCATCAACTTCCTTGTTATATTCCTTTAGTTTTTTCTTCGTTTCTTTAGATAAGGTAATTTTTAATAAATCTTGTTGAATGTTACTTAAACTATCTGCTCGGCTTAATGCTTCTCCGATAGTATCATCAACTTCTTGAGAACTCCAGAAAACATCAAGCTCTTTCTGTTCCTCCGCCCGCCGTTTTTCTAATGTTTCTAGTAATTGCTTAGCATTATTCAATTCAGATAAGGCTTTGAGTGATTCATCAATATCCTCATGTTGAGAACGGTTTTCAATTTTTTCAATTTTGTTTTTTAATTCAGAAATTAATTGATCCGTTTTATCCACTTTTTGAGTGATTAGTTTAGCTTGTTTTTCGAGTTTGTTTTTTGCTTCTTCAATATATTTTACTTGCATGTTATTTCTCCATTTTTCGTTATTTATTATTTATCGCCATTCCAAAGAACGCCCAACTTATCGCCTAATGTCGCGATGGCTTGATAAGTTTCTTGATCTGTTTGAAGTTGGTTATTAAAGTATTCTTTTAATGATAGAAGATTTTCAACTGCTTTATTTCTCTCATTTTCAGCGATTGGAATTTCTAAGTTTTTGGTTTCCTTTTCCATTTTATTTTCTCCGATTTATATTTTTAAGTCAGGTTTTGTCAGGTTTTGTCAGCAAATTCAATTTGTCGGACAGCGTGCTTTTTTCATATTTTTATTTCCTCTGATAAATTCCTAGCGAAGTAGGAAAAGTACGGTGACACGGTAACAAACCCCTACAAATAGCTTAACCGTGCGGTTAAAGTTGTTACCGCTATCGGTAACATGTTACCGAAGTACGGTATCACTTTCGCTTTTTCTTACGTAAATAGCCCTTAGTGACCTTTTTTTGTTTGTCTTCGTCCCAATGAAATAGCCGTCTAAAAAGCTCGTACTCCTCTGCTCGGTGTAAATCAATGGCTCGATTAAAACCTGCGATATGTGGTCTTTTACTTGTTTTTTCCCATTCTTCTTTAATATGGTCAGGTAATTTAAGTTCAAACTCTCGCTTAGTAAAGGGCTTCACTCCCTCATCTTCACACCATGCACGATATAAGGCACTTAGAAAAGTAGTCGGTAGAAAATCACTTACAAATTCCTCAAACATATCATTCACAAACGCCAGTACATTGTCATTAGAGATTTTAAAATCATCTAATAGCCCTTGTGTAGCTTTCGGTTCATCAAACTTATCAAAGTTAAGCGATAAAGCAATTTTAAGCACATACTCTAAAACGTCAGTCCGTCTGATATAATCATCTTTGATTTTCCAGTTGTCATTATCTGCCGTGAAAGACTTGTTAAAGGGAACGATAAGCAACCGTCTGTATGTTCCATTTGACTTGTTTCTGAACTTAGGTAAGAAGTTAGTGGACTGAATGACTAATTTATTAAAGACGGCTAGTGTCGGTTGCTTTCCTTTCGCTTCAATCGGTACTGGGTCGCCAGTAACCACGCTGAAATAGTTCCCTGCATTGTCTAAATAGCTGACTTGGCTGTCATCTCCAATAATGCAAGTCTTCCCAACGACTTGAGAAAGGGCGAACCGTTCCGAAAACTGTTCAGCTTTGACACTTGCGACGTTCTCACGTCCGATAAGGTTCATGATTAAGCTCTGAAATGTTCCTTTGCCGTCATTTCCTTTACCGACGAGCCACACGCCTTTACGATAGGAGTAATTGCCGTTAGTGCTTGCGGAAATAATCTGCCATAAGAGACTGACAAGCTCTTCATCTCCGCTCATTAAATCATTGAGCCAGTCGTCTACGTTCCAACCGTTAATATTTGGCACTTTTGCCTTTACGTTGTACTTGGTTGCAATGGTTGAGGTAAATACGTACTTAGCACTGAATGGCTCTAATTGTTGTGTCTTCTTATTGAAAATACCGTTCGCCACTGGGATAAGATGAGCCTCTGCGGTTTGTTGTTTAACCTCTGCTAAGGTTTCAAGTTTAAAGAGAACTTCTTTAGAACGTGCTTGACTATAAGACGGCTCTAGCCAGTAAATGAGCCGATGAAAGAAATTTTCGTTTGTTTCGTATATTCCTAGTTCAGGATTATAAACGCCTAACAGTCCGCTTTGGTGGTCTAGTTTGATGACTTTGAGCGTTTTATAGATGATTCTAGCCGTATCTAAGGGACTTAGTGACTTGGGTGCGTTACCGTCTGCTTTCGGTGTACTTAAAAATAAATTTCGATGTTCAAAGAATAGTTTTCTAATCGCTCTAAGCGTTTGAGTGTTTGCTTTGACATAATCAGGGTGATTAACGATTTCTTTTTCTTGTTCTAGCCAGTCTGTCAAACTGTCTTGATAACCTGAAATATTAACGACTTTCTTGCCGTCTTCGCCATAATCTGTGAAGTCCTCTATTTGAGGTTTCGGACTTCTTACATTTTCCTGTGGTGTTTCTGCCACAAGTTTTTCTAGTTGGTCTGTCATGAGTTCCTTTCTATCTCATCTTGAATACACTTTTCCAAATGGTCGCCAGCTCGTCATCAGGTAAGGGCGGACTGGTTCGGTTGTTAAAGGTTCGCAATAAGTTCATGCAACTATTGTTATCAATGCCAATCTTTCTCCAGTAGTGGAGAATACGGTTCGTGTCATTGTTTCGATTCCCTTTTCTTGCGCCTTGGTTGAATAGTTCCCACATTTCAGCGCCATAAGTACGACTGCCTAGCGTTGGGTTCTGTCTTTTTTGTGGTCGCTGTATCATTTCAAGTAACCAGTCAGGACAATCAGAAAGGTTATCAAAAGTTAAAGGTTCATTAGTTTCTGTGTCATTCAAAGGCATATAATCGCCGTCTGTCCGTTTGCTCGGATATATGGGTGTGAAGTGTGTTTTTATCTCTACGCCGTCCGCTAGTTCACTTACAAGAGATTTATTGAATATCTCTTCCGGAACTTTAAAGAAAACATGCAAGCCGTTGCCTGTGGGTGTCTTTTCAACATAGGTACTTAATATTTCCCCCTCGCTGTTTTCATTCCACAATCGACTGAATACAGCTCTGCCATTCTGTCCGTTTTGGTGTTGGTCTAAGTCAATGCAAATCAAACCACTATTTCTAAGATTAATCATAATGTTACGGTTCGGTATTTCATCAAACCATTCGCTTACTGTGATTTCGTCAAGAGTTCCGCTTGAAGTTCCTTTTATAACAGCTCTCTCGCTTTTACCTGCTGGATAACCAGCGATAACAGAAAAACCGCGACTAATACAGTTTAGGGCTTGTTCTTTTGGTGTCAATCGTCAACCTCCAATCGATACTCGCATTCATCACAAATTTGGCGTTCTTGATAGGGAATGACTTCATTTTCTTTTAGAGGTTTACCACATAAATAACATTTCACTTTGTTAGTCCTCCTTGAAAAGTTGGTCAATCCAATCAAGTTCTGCAAGGGTGTAGCCGTTGACTGCATTATTAATCGCTATGCCTGTGCGTTGTTTTTTTATGATTCCAGCTCTGCGTTCTTCCTCATTAGTTGGGATAAAATAACCGTTATCAATCGAACCAATGGCACAACCCTGTTTATGTAGGTACTCAATTCGACTTTGCAAAGTTCTAAAATCAATATCAAGGGATTGTGCTAAAATCTTGCCTTTGACAGCTCGGGCAATTCCTCGATGTTCAGCAAGAAATTTAACAATGTTTTGATCTATTTTCTGTAGTTCTCTTAATTTCATGATTTCCCCTCCGCTTCGTCATAAGCCCCCCACATAGAAATAATAGTCTTGATAAAGTCCTCTATTTCTGTACTTTGTCTTGCGTCGGTAACTAATACATTAAGTAAGATACTGACAGCTTCAATGTTTGAAATGTTATCAAATTGCGGTGTAACTGCCAGTAAGTCGTCGCCTTTATACAAGGCTTCAATTGTAATAGTTTTTATTTCAGTATCCGATTGAGCTTTCAGTATTTCATACGCTTTGCCACTCTCCATAAATTCAGAAAGTGCTTGTTTTTCTTCATCACTTAATTTTCTTAATGTCATTTTTTAGTTTCCTTTATTTGTAATTTCATGACAGCCAGCTCTCTGCCTAAAATCGGTACTGATTGCGTGCATAAGTTGCTTTTCACTCCGCTGGGTAAGATTATGCCTGTACTTACTTCAAACTGCTGTATTAAGTCGTATTTGACCGCTCGTGCGTTGTAAATCATCTTAAACGGGTGTTTACCTGCTGGTCTAAAACTATTCCGTCCGTACCGTTTTAAAGCCGTGTAGCCTTGGTGGTGTTCTATCATCTCGCTACCTCATCAAATAAGCTGATTTCTCCGCCCTCTTTTTCGCCCTCAAATCGGACACCGTGCTTATATTTACGAACTTTAAAAGAATAATCAACTGTGCCTGTGTTTGCATTCAATGGGTCTATTTTTTCGATTTGCTTGTCTGTCAGCTCCGTATGATAGGCTTTCAAACTTCGCATGCCTACGCTATCAATACCAGCCACATACGGGCAAGCGTTAATAATATCTTTCATTTCTTAATCCTTTATGCCTTGCCTGACAAAATTAGTTATCTAATACAATGAACTTGCATATATCATCGATTAAATAGTAGATAAGTGAAGTTTTGTATCTTGGTTTGTAGCGGTTCAATCCGTGCTTTTCCCAATTATCAAGTGTGCCGTCTGATATATCTAAGTCTTCCATGACACGCTTTTTAGAGATATAAGGTAATACTCGTTTTTCATTTCTGATTTTGAGCTGTGTACCAAGATACTTATTAAATAAAGGAATGACTTTATCAACTAAGCCATGCGCCACAAGGGTTGTTAAAGTGTCATCATTCATGGAGTTACTCCTCGTTTGAGACGTAAATGGCACTTTGGCTCTTTAGATTCATTGACAATTAATGCCCGTTTAAATTCTGAACCACTAAATTTAATCCACCAAACATTGAGTTGGTTACTTCTAACAACGTCCATTTTTATAAATTTCATGCCATGCCTCCATTTTTACGTTTAGAGATAACTTCCATAACTGCATAAGTGAGTTTATCTTCATTAATTCCTAGCTCATTAGAAAGCTCTGAAACATCTTCGGAACTGATAATATCAAATGCCGTCAATGCTTTGTGCTTGGTTTTTCTTCGATTTCTTTCGTGACGGACACCACGGTTAAAAGCTACGTCATAAAGATATTCATAAGCAAAAACACGCATCCAGTCTTGCCAATTTTCTTTATTTGCGGTGTGATAGTCCCGTGAGATAATCTTTTCTTCGATAACGTCTGTCAATAGCCTAACGCCCTCGGTAGCAAATACCTTATATTCTGTTTGCTTGATTTCCTGTTTAATACGGTATTTTTCAACAATTTCAGCCGTGATTTTCATTTTAAAAGGTTTTCCTTTGGGAATATGTAATAACTTGATTAATGGTATCCGTCCGCCTTTGATATCAAATGAAAGCAGTGTTTCATCATTTTGACGGTATACTCTTAAATCAAATGTTTTAAATTTCATGCTTTACCCCTTAACCATTTCTACTTGAATGTTATTTTCTAAAGTTGTGAAAGTCACT